AGAGCAGTTGGAGCAATAGGGCCATTGTATAAAAGAAATACAATGAATAGAGGTATTAATAGCAGCGAAGGCACAAATGGATTTTACGCTCACATGGTGTATGGAAGTACAAGAGCATGGTATAACAAAATAGTTGTTAAAGCAAGGAATTTAAGCCGGGAAAAAGTAATTAAAACTATGCGTGATGAATGTATTTTTATTATGCAAGAAAGACCTAAAAAATTCTGGCAAGTATCATGATAGGAAAAGTAATATACGGCAGATTAACGACTGATGCAGCAGTAACTGGTATTTGTGGATTAAATATCTTTCCGGACATTGCACCACAAAATGTGCAGTATCCTTTTATGGTTTATACTATCATAAATAGCTTACCTGTTGATTTTAAAGATGGTCAAAGTAATTTAGAGGAAATAACATTACAAATAGATGTATATACTAATAATTACGAAACTACACAGACACTTGCAAACAATGTGCGCAATCGGTTAGATAGATTTGTAGGAACGGTAAATGGCATTGCTGTACAAACATTAAAATATATGAGCTCTGACAGTCAGGTATATAATGCTGATTTAAATGTTTACTGGATGAGTGTTGATTTTATGGCAAAAATGAAACGATGAAACTAAGATTATTAAAAGAATGGAATGGAAAGGCACCAGGTAAAGTAGGTGTGTTTTTATCTGAATATGGTGAGCAAATGATAAAGGATGGCATTGCAGAACTACTTGATGAATCTTTTGTCGTTGAACAAATGCCACAGAAAGAGGAGACTAAGCAAGATCCAGTCTATATTCCTATTCCAGTGCCTATGTCATATTTCAATGACGAGGAAGAAGAAAAAATTAATAAACCAAAAAATAAATAAACATGGCAACTACTGGCATAATTAATGGTACGTTGATGCGACTATACAAAGATAGCACTGCTATCGGTTACGCAACATCTTGCCAAATGAACATCTCCGCAGCTATGCGTGAAATCTTAACAAAGGATTCCGCAGCTGGAGGATGGAGGGAAGTAAAAAAAGGTCAACTCTCTGGCACACTGTCCACAGAGGCATTATATGCAGGCCCTGGTGATTCTTCCACCAATTACTTATTTGATGATCTCTTTACCGACTTAATATCGGGCACAGCATTAACTATTAAATTTACTACTGACGTACAAGGTGACAATGTGTTTACAATGTCTGCTATATGTACATCATTAGATTTAAACGCAGGTGTAGAAGAGAATGTAAGCTATTCAGCATCCTTTGAGGTGACTGGTGCAATAGTGAAGACAACTAAAGCATAATTAAAATACCTAACATGAAAACAATTATAATTGCCAATACGACTATTCCGATTAAATTTGGAATGTTCGTGTTAGGTACATTTCTAAGGGAGAGGAAACTTAAATTAAGTGACCTTTCCCTTTTAGGAGAAGATCTCTTACTTGCCCTTGAACTTGCCTTCTCCGGTGTTGAACATGGTTACAAAGCCAAAGGGGAGAAATGCCCATATACTTTGCAATCATTTTGCGACTTGGTAGATACAGACATGGGAGGCATAACGCGCATTATGGAAATGATTTCAAATGAGATTTCACCACCAGAAGATGAGAGCCAAAAAAACGTAGTGGCGAAGGAGGAGAGCTCACACTTGAATACATCGAACGCTTTTGTTTCGGAGTTTTAAGATTTCCACCTTCGCAATACAATGAAATGAGTTTTAGAGATGTTGTTATGGCTATGCAAGGTTATAACAATTTCTTTGAACAACAGGAGCAAACGGAATGGGAACGAATAAGATGGCAAACAACACTTTTACTAAATGTTCATACGGCAAAAGGTAAAAGTTTAAAGCCAAAAGATTTAATAGAATTTCCATGGGAGAATCCGATAAAGAAAGAAAATAATAGAAGTTTGACAAATAGTGACAAAACAATATTTGACAAATGGGATAAAGAAGCATAATGGCAATAGGTAAACTAAATTTAAAACTTGGTATTGACGTATCTAATCTTGATAAAGAACTTAGCAAAGTTGAGCGTAGTATGTCAAGATTTGGTGGTAAGATGCAAAGTGTAGGTACTACATTATCACAGTCACTTACCTTGCCTATTATTGCACTTGGAGGAGCAGCTTTAAAATCTTTTGCAGACATAGAAAAACTACAAAATGGTTTAATTGCAATTATGGGAAGTAGTGAGGATGCTTCCATTGAATTAGAAAAGTTAAGAAAAGTTGCCGAAAATCCTGGTCTTGCTCTTCCCGAAGTTGTTAAGGCTTCTGCCTCTTTGCAAAGTGTAGGTATGAATGCCGATGCAGCAAGGGAAACTATAACACAGTTTGGTAATGCAGTAGCAAGGGCAGGCGGTGGTGCAGAACAATTTGATGGAGTAGTATTGGCACTATCACAGATAAGCGCAGTTGGTAAGGTAACACAAGAAGATCTTAATCAGATAAAGGAAAGGCTTCCAGAGTTTGCGCGTGTGATGAAAGAGGAATTTGGTGTAGTTACTGCTGAAGGAATAAGAGAGCTGGGAATAAGTAGTGAGGAATTTATAAAAAGGTCTGTTGGTGCTTTAGGTAATTTGGAAAGAGCCAATGGAGGATTAGCTAATACTTTTGATAATTTAAAAGATAATGTAGGTGCATCATTAGCAGAGTTAGGGAAAGCAATCAATGAAACATTAAATTTAGAGGCAGTTGTAGCTACATTTAGCGCAGGATTACAAAGATTAGTTGATGGTTTTAAATCACTTAATCCAGAGACGCAAGGTTTCATAGTAAAAGCTGGTTTAATTATAGCAGCAATCGGCCCAGCTATATTTATAGTAGGTAAATTAATAAGTACGTTTGGTGCATTAGTAGGTACTATAAAACTTATTAGAACTACTGTTTTATTTATGACAACAGGAGTACAGGCTGCATTTGCCTCTTTACTTGCTAATCCTGTTATACTTGGTATTGTAGCTGCTATTGCCGCTATTGGTGCTATTGCTTTATATGTATATGATAACTGGCAGGCATTTAGTGATAACTTTAAAAACATTTGGATAAATATAAAGAACTCTGTTATGCAAGGAGTTACTTTTGTTTTAGGTAAATTAGATAATTTACAAAAAGCATTAGGTTTAAATTTGTTTGATTTATCTGGTATGACAAAATACCAAGAACAACAAAGAATAGTTGCAACAGAGTTTAAAAGTATAGGAGATACAGTTGATAGCCTTAAAGGCAAGTTTAAAAGTTTATTCATGGCTGCACCTGGCAAAGCTACGGGAGGAGGTGCAACAGATGGAACAGGTGAGTTAGTTTTTGGTGATGGTGGCGCACCAACAGTAGGAGGCACAGGAGGAGTGTCAAATGCAAGTCCAGTTGCTGCAATAACTTCAGAATCAACTGGCATAACAAATATGCTACCTACTTTAGATTTATTAGCTATAAAATTAGATACGGCAACTGCAAGTAATTTAAGATTAAAAGAAACTAACGAAGAGGTTAAAAATTCATTTGTAGCAGTTGAAACGCAAATGATGAGTTTTGGAAATACACTTACAAGTGCATTAATTTTAGCAGCTGATGCTTTTTCTAATTTAGCAGTGCAAGGGGAAACAGATATGAAGAAAATGGCAAGTGCAGCATTGCAGGCTGCCAGACAAGTAGTATCAGCATATATTAAAGAAGGTGTAGCAGGTATTGTCAAAAACATATTAGCAGGACCAACAGGTAAAATATTAGGACCTTTTGCCATTGCAGTTGCAGGTGCTGCTGGTGCAGGTGCTTCTGTTTTATTTAATACTTTATTAAACAAAGTATCTGCTCCTGCTCTTGCACAAGGCGGCTTGGCAACAGGGCCGACCATGGCATTAGTTGGAGACAACAGAAACGCAAGGGTTGACCCGGAAGTAATTGCTCCTCTGTCAAAGTTAAAATCAATGATGGGAGACATGGGCATGGGCGGAGTATTGGAGACAAGGATAAGCGGAAATGATTTAATTATATTGTTAAATAGGTCTCAAAAGGGTCTTAGCAGAATACAATAATGGCTGTAAGGTTTGAAACGACTGTATATAATGAGAAAGGCAGAAAAATAAATGTTGCTATAAAAGACAATGTTTTTTCTGGTATGACATATTCATTTGATACTATTAGCCTGTCATTACAATACGATAGCGAAAGCCAACAAGGAGCTGAAAGATTTACTCCTATAATCGGATCATCATGCAATTTATCATTACTTATAAATAATAACGATTTACAGACTTTACTTCTTGATATTGGATTAGCAGTGGAGGGTAGGTTTACAATGGATTTAACTGCGTACGAAGATGACAATACAACAGTATCGTTTAATTGGTATGGCTATATAGTTACAGATTTAGTACAATTTGAAGACATTCCTTTGTCTATTGGTTATGTTGCTCAAATATCTGCCATTGATGGATTAGGATGGCTAAAAACATTGGACTACAAAAGTGCAGTTGGGCCCTATAATGGACAAGACACAGTAGTACAACATATCTTAAATTGCCTTAATCAACTTGATTTTGTACAGAGTGAACTGGTGGCAAATAGCTTGCCAGTCTTGCACACTGTTTTTAATTGGAATGAGAATACAACTGCTTATAGTGCTGGTAATGATTACGCATTATTGACAGTTATACAGCATAGGGCATTTTATCATAAAGACACAAAGAATAATTATAATTATCAAAGTTGCTATGATGTCTTAAAAAAGATATGTCAAACATTTGGCGCAAGATTAATATTTAGTGGCAATCAATATTGGTTTATACAAGTCAATGAATATGCAAGGAATCCTGCATCTCACAGATATTTTAAATACAGTGCTTTAGGAGTACAGGCATCTGGTACATTTACTTTTGATTTTACCATGTCTAATATACAGACTAATTTACCAGCAAGTGATTTAATGAGATTAAGCGGAGGTAAATGGACATATTATCCTGCACTAAAAAATGTAGTTGTTAGATACAATCACTTTGCTAAACAAAACTTATTAGCCGGAGTAGAATATAACTATACTACTAATACCACACCAATAACAACAATCACTCCGACATTAGACGCTACAAATGCAGATGCAAGATTATCATATACAGGAATACTTGGCTTTTATGCCCAAGCTTTAAATCCTGTAAACTTTGAGCCTTTTCAGTTTGTATTTGCCGTAAAAGTAGCATCTATTATTAATAGCTTTCCATTGCAAGGTTTTGCCGATGCTAACTGGACATTGGGCAGCGGTTGGTTTATTAATAATGGAATACTTGAAGGTACAATAATAGCAACGGTAGCATACTACACTACTTTTACAGTTACATCTGGTAGAAAGTATTATGTTAAAATAAAAGTTGATATTGAAAATAGTGGTACTCTTAGATTACGTTTAGGTGGTGTTACAAAAACAATTACAGAAAGTGGTGATTATGACTATGTAATTTTATCAACTAACACAGATACATTACAATTAGATAGTTTATCCTCTCCAGGCTTTACTGGCAAAATAAAATCATTACAAGTAAAGCAAGAAAATAAGTATTTAAAAAGAGGTGTAACATACACTAACGGTTTTAATTTTATATTAGAACCTGCAAGTTGGGAAAATACATTTTACGAATATGAATTTAATACAGAAACAATAACAGCAGATGCTGCTTTTGTTGCTTATAAAACTATCACATTTGATACCTTAGATATTCCAGAGAGTGCGGAGTATATATGGGAGATGCGATTAAAAAATATGCGCAATGAGGCAGGAACAAATGTTTCTGGTAATTTTAGTATATCATATTTATTAAGTAGTAATTATCTTGAATTTCTTCCTACTGGTGCAGTCTCCGGGCAAAGTGACATCCTTGAATATGGCTCTGACAATGACGATAAATCATCTACTATATTTAGCCTTGATACATACCTTGGTGATGGGCCAAGTAAAACAACAGATGGAGGATTAAAAGTTTTAGAATCTGGCACGTATGAAAATAGCAGCTCATGGGATGTTAGTAGCGGATCAGGCTTTAACAATGTCACACAATTATTAGTAAATGAAGTAATACGCGGACAGCTCACACCAAAGTTACGCATGGTAGATATGCCATTTCAAAATTTATCAGTTGACAATCCTTACCTTCCTCACAAGGTCATAGAATATTCTTCTGGATACTACGTTTTTGAAAGAGGTAGTTTTGATTTAAAAACAGAGATTTGGCAAGGTGATTACTTTAAAATAGAATTGGATGCCTAATTATACTGAAAGAACAGTTTTATCTAAACCTCGCGACTTTGCCGACGTTGCAAACAATGCAGGCAGTGGTGGTGTGGTTAACAACAATGTTACAGAAACAATAAATAATGTTACAGTAAATGGATCTGCCGTTTCAATATTTAATCAAGAATTTCTTGCAACTTCATCCAATGTTTTAACCTGGACACAAAATAATGGAGTTTTACCAGTAACTAATATAAATGCTGCTATCCATGTTTACCAAAATGGTCAGAAATTAATAGACAGTCAATATAGTATAACGGCACCTGCTACTATTACCATAGATTCTAACACACATTACGATGGAAGTAATTACATTGTATTTGCAATAAACATAATATAATGGAAGAGATAAAAGCACCAAAGAAAGAAAGGAAGTTTTTAAAAGCCGTTGGAAACATTGCCAAGGTTTTAGCCAATGAATTAATAATGGGCATTGGGCGCAAGTTTATCGGCAAAGCTATTAACAAAGTAGGCAACAAACGACAAGGACTTGTAATTGCTTTTCTTTTGGTGGCAGGAATATCTTATGCCTCTATGGATTCCATTCCTTACCCTATTACAGGCAATAAGCAGAGATTAGGATGGCAAACAACAGGCAACGGTTTAGTGTGGCGAGGTATAGCGACAGACACAATAACCAAGCCTACAAGCTATGCAGATAAGAATGTAAAAGCCTATCTTATTCTTGATTCTGTTAGCGGTTCTTTATATGTATTTAAGCAAGGTTCATGGGCAGCCATTAGTGGTGCAGGAGGAGGTTTAACCATGCCTTTTGATTCTATCACATTTAACACAGCCAAAGATGGCACGGTGGGAGTGGGCGAAGTAGAATACAATGACACGCAAGGAAGTTTGATTCAAGGATTAAAGGGAGGTAATGTTACAAATGTTATTGGGCAACAATTACACCAACGGGTTAACAATCGCACGGGATCTATTTTGGCAAAGGGAACTGCGGTTTATTTGTCAGGAAGTCAAGGTAACAGGATAACCGTGGCAAAAGCCTTAGGCGTTACCGATGCCTTTTCAGCTAATACTTTTGGAATAGTAGCCGAATCAATCGCAAATAATCAAAGCGGATACGTTATAACAGAAGGATTAATTACGAATATAAATACAAGTGCATTAGTCGAAGACTCAGCCGTTTATCTTTCACCAACGGTAGCAGGAGGATTAACATCAACAAAGCCGCAAGCTCCACAACACACGGTATATATTGGTGTATGTGTAAAAAGTAATGCTGGTTCTGGAGAATTGTTTGTTAAGATTCGTAATGGTCAAGAATTGAACGAATTACACGACGTGAGAATTAGTAATCCTTTAAATAATGCCTCACTTTATTATAAATCAAGTGAAGGCATTTGGCGCGATACAACTGCCACACTTTTAGTAAGTGATACGGCTGCTATGTTAGCAAACTACGCAACCAAAGCCTACGCGGATACAAGTGGAAGATTTTATGCAAGGCAAGATTTTAGAAATGTATCATCAAGCACTTTAACCTGGACACAAACGGATACTTTAGTAGTAAATGATACAACATCTTTACAAGTATATAGAAATGGTCAAATTCTTTTACCAAGCCAATACACTGTACCTACTAATGCCTCTGTTGTAATTGGCTCAACTGCTTATAAAATAGGTGAAAATTATACTGTCATTTTACCTCGTGGCGGTGGTGGAGGTGGAAGCGGCAGCGGATCACTTACCTCAATATCTGGAGGCACTGGCATTACAGTATCACCAAATCCAATCACAACCACTGGCACAGTTTCCGCAGACTTAACTGTATTAATGGAATTAACAGATACTACTTTATTAAATCTTACTACAAGATTTGCAACAAAGCAGCCTAATATAACACTTACCACTACTGGCACAAGTGGAGCTGCTACCTTAACCGGTGCAACTTTGAACATCCCTCAATACAGTGGAGGAGGCAGCGGCACAGTTACCAGTGTAGGTAGTGGTTACGGATTACTTGGTGGGCCTATAACAACAACGGGCACACTACGCGTAGATACCTCTACAGTATATGACTTTGTAAGAGATAGCATTGTAGCAGTAGAAATAGGAGGAGATACAATTAAAATAATTAAACAGGAATACGAAAATGTTTCAAGCGACACATTGACATTTACTATTCTTCCTAAATTCCCTATTCAGCTAAGACAGTTTATTCTGCTTTTCCGCAATGGGCAGTTACTACTCAATGACCAGTTTTCCGTTATTGACACAAATAAGGTTAAGGTAGCAGCCACATCTTACAAAGTAGGCGAAAACTATACTTTAGTCACAGTAAGCGGCATCGGCTCTGTTTCCTCTGGGCAAGGTAATCCAATCTATCCAGAGGCAGGCATAGCCCTATCAACAGGCACAACATGGACAACATCAATTACAAATAATTCAAGTAATTGGAATACAGCATATACAGATAGGTTAAAATGGGATGGAGGTAGCACTGATTTAGTAGCAGCTACAGGCAGAACAAGTTTAGGAGGCACTACGATAGGGCAGTCAATGTTTACTTTGACCAATCCTTCGGCTATTACCTTCCCACAGTTTAATGCTGATAACTCTGTTACTGCTTTATCAGCTGCTAATTTTCGCACTGCCATAGGAAGTGGCACGGTTACAAGTGTAACGGCATCCGGAACAAGTGGGAATCCATTATCTATTACAAATACAACTACTACTCCAGTCATTGAATTATTAAGCGCAACAACATCAAGGAATGGATATTTAACATCAACAGATTGGACTACATTTAATAATAAATTTTCTTTTTCAGATACTACTTCATTAAATCTTACTACAAGATTTGCATCAAAACAAGATAATATAACACTTACCACAACAGGAACAAGTGGAGCTGCAACATTGGTTGGTGCGACATTAAATATACCACAATATAGCGGTGGAGGTGGTGGTAGTGGTACAGTTACAAGCGTAGGCTTATCTGCACCATCTATATTTACTGTTAGTGGCTCACCTGTTACAACAAGCGGCACTTTGGCATTGACATATAGTGGTAATGCTTTACCTTTGGCAAATGGCGGTACAGGTGCCACAGACGCAGCAAATGCAAGAATAAGTTTAGGAGGCACAACAAGTGGTATATCATTGTTTACTTTGACAAATAGTGTATCTGATAAATTTATAAAAGTAAATAGTAATAATACAATTACATTATTAAGTGCAGCTGATACAAGAACAACGATAGGCGCAGGCACAGGCAGTGTTACCAGTGTAGCAATGAGTGTACCTACTTTCTTATCTGTATCTGGCAGCCCTGTAACATCAAGCGGTACATTGGCTGTATCATTAAGCGGTGTGCCTTTGCCTGTTTTAAACGGTGGCACAGGAGGAGCAAATGAGACAGATGCAAGGAATGAATTAGGTGCAGCTTGTAAATCATGTACGGAAACATTGACAGGTAATAAAACATTTAGTGGAACTGTAAATATGCAAACTTTAGCAAGGACTTTTACATCAACAACAAGTTCATCTTATACTGTTAGTGATAATACTACTTGGTTAACTATAAATACAAGTGTATTAACAACTCTTACATTACCAAACGCAGTTACATATCCTGGCAAAGAATTGCATATTAGGCAAACAGGCACAGGGCAAGTTCAATCTGCATCTTCTAATGTTATACCTTTTACTTCTCCTCCTACTGGTAGTGCAGGTACAGCAATTTTTAATCCAACAAATAATAAAGCCGTTACCCTTGTAAGCGATGGGTCAAATTGGATAATCATGCAAAGAAGTACCAATTAATAACTAAAAAAACAAAAACATGAAACAACTCCTTTCCCTTTTCCTCTTCCTTTTGCCTTGCCTTGCATGGGCACAGTATCCGAGCAACGGCAATCAAAAGATAACGCTCGGAGAACAGACCAGTGCCGATGGGCTTATTTTTCGGGGTGTACTTGCGGACACAGGTATCATTACACCATTAAGCGATACAAGTGCATATATTATTCTTGATACGGTAAATCATAGATTTTACAATTACAACCGTGCTACAAATGTTTGGAGCGTGGCAGGAGGTGGTACTGCGGTTACAACCTTTAGCGGTGGAACAACGGGCTTAACACCAAGCACTGCAACAAGTGGCGCGGTGACATTGGCTGGCACTTTGGCGGTGGCAAATGGGGGAACAAATGCAACGACTTTAACGGCAAATAAGGTTATTGTTGGCAATGGTACAAGCGGAGTTTTAACACCTACTAATCTTCATTGGGATAATACAAATTCAAGGTTGGGTATTGGAACTTCGAGCCCAACAACAAGATTAACAGTTCAAGGTGATTATGCTAATTTTACAAACGGAACTATTAATATATACGCAGGGTCTGATGGAGCAGGAGGATTATTTGGTACGATTACTGATCATTATCAGAGATTTATTACGAATAATTTTGAACGCCTCCGCATCAGCTCAGCAGGCATTGTTAGTATTGGAACTTCAACTCCACAAAGCGGTTATCGTTTACACGTTGTCGATAGCGTTTATGTTGGTGGCAATGTTAGTGCATCAGCTTATACGACGCGTTCAGATTTTAATTTAAAAGATGATATTTTTGATTTAAAATATGGTTTAAACGATATTTTACAATTACAACCAGTTGAATATACATATAAAAGCAATGGCAGCAAACAACTTGGTTTTATTGCTCAAGATATTGGTACAATTTTACCAGAGGTGGTAAGTTTTGAGGAATCAATGTCTGTAAATTATCAAGCCATTATCCCCATTCTCACCAAAGCCATACAGCAACAACAAGCCCAAATTGAGGCACTAAAACAAAGATTATTAATCCTTGAAAATAAATAAAATGAGATACCTATTTTTATTCCTTCCCTTGTTTTCCTTTGCGCAAGACGTTGTAAAGGATACTGTTTACATTCAAAAGCAAGGAAACATTTACTACATTATTCAGCAGACTACTTTGTCGGATAGCACAGTTACAGGCTCAAAGCAAATATTAGGCGATTCTGCAAATGCCATTCAAAGCCTTGTTACCGATGCTGAAAGGCAAAGTAACACATTAGCTATTCATGCCAAGCCTATTATTACAAAGGCTAAAACAGTGCAAAGGATAAATTATTACAACGACTTGCACGTTCAAATAAGCGGTAAGCCTGTCTATTTTACAACTGCTCAAAGGGATACGGCAAAGTTTGTTGGTGATTGGAAGTTAAATTTTAACGGTGAAATCATTGATGGTAAGATTGAGTTAAACAACAACAAGCGTTTAATTTTCAATCCTGATAATGGAAAGGTTTATTCTATTTCAACCAACTTGCTTTTATCCACATTTACCAATCAAATATCCTTTAATTTTAACGGTGTTAAATACGATTTGTATAAATATGCTGAGGGCAAATTTGCAACCGTTGACGGGGATGTAAGGCTAATAAAACTTGAATAATGAAAGCAGTTATTTACAACATTTTTAAACTTGGTTACGATGGCATTGCCTATTCCATTTGTTGCGGAGTGCTATTCTCGTTTTTCTTACCCATCAAACATTTCTTGATATTTACAATTTTCGTTGTTTTTGCAGACACAGTCACGGGAATCCTTGCGGCAAAGAAAAGGAAAGAGCCGATAACAAGCAAAGGGCTTTATCGCACTTCGCAAAAAATACTGACCTATTTCTGCGGTATAATGATTTTTCACGGAGCAGGAATTACTTTCCAACTGCCATCGCAGATAACCTATTCTGTAAGCTTCATTATTGCAGCTACGGAATTGTTTAGTATTTCGGAAAATATAAAATCCATAACTGGAACAAATATTGGTACAATTATTCTTAGATTTTTCAGACGTTAAAAACAAATAATATGCAAACTAATTTAAAAGATGCCCTTAAAAATGCAGATGGAATAAAGTCACCAATGGGCGACGTGGCTTGTTACTCAATGAACTTTGCGGAACTTGCAAGTGAAATCAATGTTCATCTTGAAGGCAATAAGGTAAAATTTACATGGCGTGAATATGTCCAGTTGGCTCAAATCATTTGGGATAAAATCAAGGAGACAAGCCGCGAATGTGCTGGGAAGGAAATTGAAGTAAAGTTACCAGCCAAACTGGGACTTATTTCGGCAGCTTTTGCTCTCATCGGGTTTAAATTATAGGCGCAGACAGAATCGCTACCTTAGTGCCAAGGGGAGGTGTATTGATTTACATCTCCCTTTAAAATATAAAAATATGAATGCAAATGATTTTGTAGTATGCGTGGATGCTGGGCATGGAGGACTTAACAAAGGCATAGGCCCAGACAAATATGTCACCTATCCATCAAAGTGTTTCCAACATAAACATGGTAAATTTCACTCGTACGGTTGGTTCTTTGAAGGTGTATTTAATCGTGCCGTTGCTAATTTTCTTGAACAGTTTTTAATTGATTATGGCTTTCAAGTTAAAAAAGTATATGAGCCAATAAATGACACATCACTAAACAAACGCTGTCAGCTCGTAAATAGCTACGCTAACTTAGGCAAGGCAACTGTGCTTGTTTCCATTCACGGCAATGCCGCAGCGTCAACAACTGCCAGAGGATGGGAAGTCTTTACTTCACCAGGTGAAACAAGGTCGGATCAACTGGCAACAATGATAGGCAATGAAATAAAAGATGCTACTCCTGGCTGGGTGCATCGGCATGATTACAGTGATGGAGACTTAGACAGAGAGGCAAGGTTTCAAATGTTAACTGCAACAAATGTGCCAGCAGTGTTAACTGAAAATGGTTTCTTTACAAATTACAATGATGCTGTGTTAATGATTGACAGAGAATGGCAGGAGGCTATTGCTAAAGCTCACGCTAAAGGTATCCTTGAATATGCCATTGGGCAAGGTGTGGAATGGTAATAAAAAAGCCGCAGGAGAAACACCTGCGGCAAATAAAACACTAAGTAAACATCACTCAACTGTAAAATAGTTTTTTAAAGAGAACACTGGCTTTTACTTTTACATCCTCTTTTTCACTGGTATTATTTATTATCATAAATAAAATAGCTTGTAATCTTTCTTTATTCATGTACTGGTAAAACTTTCTGCCTGCACCATCGTTCCCAGAGTAAAATTGCAGCAAGGCACTATTTGTGTTTACAACATTATTTTTATTGATAGGTTTTGGATATTTCTCTACCAACATAAAACCTTGCTTTATTTCCTTGTCGTTTAATAATTTAGTTATTGACATGATTGCCTATTTTTAAAAGTGTTAGTTTAGTTTCTTCTTGTCTTATCCTGGTGGCTAAGTAATCAACGTAAAAATAATTAATCTTTCGTCTCATCGTCTCCTCGATGTATGCCAATGTCAACCGGTGGAGCTTCTTTTCTATAACCTTTATTTGCATCATTTTCGTAATAAGTTTTAGAAATTAGTGCTATTTGAAAAGCATCTATTTCGTCTTGTGAAAGTTTTTTGTTTCCATGCACCTCCATCTTCATTGCCTTTATAACTGACATACAATAATCAATAGTCCATTTGCTGCCTTTGTGCTGCGGTGAAATACCTTTTACTTTATGGCCATTTAATTCTAATAGGTCAATGATTGTTCTGGATGCACCTTGATTCATGCCGACATTTCGGCTAATCTTGTTACTTGCTTTAACATTTGCGTGTTTTCTAAAAGTAATATTTTGGAGGGAAGAATCTTCTACAACTATGGCACAATCTCTCTCCCATGTTAGGCTATCCATTATCCATGCAGCCAAATTCTTGTACCTTCCAAAATACACTTTCTTATCATCAATTACGCATACTGCTAACCCGTTTAGCCTCATGGCTGGATCTATGCCTACGAATTTCGTCATAATTTATTTTTTTATTTAGAAAGTTACGTTTAACATATTTACTTACAAATTTGAGTAAACCAATGTAGTCATAGTATTTATTTTTATACTTCCATATACCAGCCAATGGGAAATATTCAAAGTGCTGCGTGCCGTAGGTCATGAACATGGTATTATCATAAGTAGTCCTTGAATATCCATCCCACAAGTTTATTCCGGATAACATATCATAGGTTATAGTATCAACAGTATATGATTCATTTGCCTCACTGTAATAACATCTTTCCAGCATTTTATTTCCTATCTTTTCAAGGCTCATTGTGTTATATGCC